GGCGGTAGTCGTTCGTGTAGCCGAAGTCACCGTCATGCTTCGCCATCCACGCCACTATCGCCGTTCTCACGTCGTGTGCATGACTCAATCGTGTTCAACCTCCTTTCGATGATGTTCAGTCTCGACTCAAGCAACATCAGCCGCTCAAGTATCCCCGGGCGCCGCTCAGCACCCGGACGCTCCTCCTCGCCCATCAAATCGTCGACGAAGTGAAGGAAACGACGGGCCTTCGGTGTGAACGCGGCAATCAATGGCAACACCACCGCCAGCGCCGTCCCGAACCCCGTAAGCACAGACTCAGTCATCACCGCCCCCTATACACTTCTTTAACGAACAAGTTCCTTGTCGTCAGCTTATCGAACCGGACACGACCCGATGCGTAGGCGGCCCGGATGTTCTTCAAATACGAGTCGCTCACCGTGAGTAGCCTCGTAGTCTCATCCACACTCGACGGCGTCAACGTGAACCGGTTAGGGCTGCGAGGCAGCCCCTCCGTTACGTACCACACCGTCAACTCCCGGCCCAGCCACAGCGACAACGGCCTCGAACCGCCCACGATGGACAGCGAATACATCGCCGATGGCGGCTTCGCAGCCACCATCTCCAAGCCCTCGTCCCTGAACGTCGAATCGATCATATACCGTGAATTCTCGTCATCCTGACGCCGCAGGAACGCCCCGAAGCGCGTCTTCGACACTTGCTGTGCGAACTCTTCCGAGCGGTCCGTGTGCACCGCCCAGAAACGATCCGGACACCGTTCTACTGTGAACTCGCCCGTCGGCACAATCCCATACTTGACATAGTAGGGATTCGTCAGCGAGAAGGCGTTCGCCAGGAAATACACCCGCACCCTGTCATCCCAGCGGTCCACCGTCGAATATAGACCCTCGAAGATCGCAGCCTCATCCGGCAAGTAATGCGTGGCGCCCTTCTCAAGGATGAACTCGTCGAAGATGATGTGCTTCACCTTCTTGAGCGAGACAGACTTGAGCATCTGCGCTGCCGACAAGTACACGACCTGTCCAATGGGCTGTGCGCCCTTGCCCGATCCGATAGAGGCGACCTTGCCCTTCACCGACAGTTCGACGCCCGGGAACTCCCAGCGGATGTCGTCGAAGAACGTCTTGAACGTCGCCGCCTCCCCTTTGAATCGGCGGAGGTAGATGAACTCGTCGCCGTTTTCGATCGCCTTCTTGATCACACGCTTCTTGAAAGCATACGTCTTCCCCCTGCCGCGGGCCCCCGTCACGAAGGACCACGGCGTGTTATAGGAGAGTATACGGGACGGGTCATAGTAGGGCAGCTTAACATCAGTCATTGATGTAACGTTTGACACACCAACCTATCCCCCTCGTGTCGCGGATGAACTTGCTCAAGCTGTTCTTGTGCGGCCCCGGAACGGTTCCGTTCAGGCCGCCGCCATGCCCCCACGTGAGGTCACCGCCGGCGTACATCTCCACATGGTCGACGCCGGCGCGCCCGGATCCCCAGTCGTAGAAAACGAGATCACCAGGCCTTACAAGTGCGAGTTGCTGTGCGCTGATGGATTTTGATGTGTTCCAGTTGATCACGAACACGCCATGTCCATTGGCTGACTGTGCAACCGTGTTGCCGCCGATGTCGATCCCGCACACGTCGAGGTAGGCGCGCCGGCAGGTGGAAGAGCAGTCCCCGACGCCCGACCGGTCCGGGTCCAACCGCCCCGCGCCGTTGCTATAGCGGAATTTATTCTCTCGGCTGGCCATCCAATAGACAAGCTTCTGCCTCGTCTCCGATGTTCCCGGCGCCAGGGCACCACCTCCGCCGCCCGTACCAGGCGCCCCGTTCTGCCCGCCGGGCGCGCTGTTCGTCGGCGGCGGAGTGCCCGCTCCTCCCGGGCCGGCCACGAATGTGCCCTGGCCCGTCGGCGCACACTGGACCGTCTTCCCGTCCGCCATGTGTGCGACCACCGCGTTACCCCACTTCTCCACCCGAGACAGCACGCCGGCGCTAGAGCCGTTCTGTTGCGGGGCATTCACATTGCCGCCGGGGTTGCCGCCTGAGCCGTCCCCGCCCGTCGGCGGCGTCGGACCAGCCCCGGGAGGGCCCGGCAGATCCACGCCCGAACTGTCCATCGCCTTGATGATGCCGTAGGCCGTGTTGTACCGGTTCCTGTAACGACCCAGCACAGGCTCCGACAGAAGCGCCTGATGCCACCTGTCCAAGGAGGCGCCGCCTATCTGGTTCGCTATCCGCAGGGCGCGCTTCGGGGATTGGTGGTAGGCGACGAAGAACATGATCATCGACTGGGTGGCGCCGTCCGGGTCGATCCCGCATTTACGCGCCACCTGCACATACGCCTCCAAGTCCTCGGACATCTGCGCCTGCTGCACCTTGTAGGCGGCCCTCAAAACCGGCTTCACCTGGCCGTCCCAATAGTTCGGTAGGTAGTAGGTAGACCAGTTGATGCTGTTCGCGTTCACTAGGGACTGCAACTCGGCCGGCAATTTAGCGAATTCGGCCGGTAGTTCCCTTTTGATTCGGGCCAAGAGACCATAGGCCCTCGGCCCGAACCACTGCCCTATCCCAATCGTTATAGGATCTGTGTGGTAGATACCGTCATAGCGCATGTTGGACTCTACCGTCCCGATCGCTTTGATGGCGACCGCTTTAGCTTTAGCATCCCATGCCATGTGGTGTGCGCCCCCCGCCTCTGCCTTTAACCGGAGGGCCCGCCTGGTGGGCGGGCCCTCCACGTTTCACGTAAAACGATTACAGCACCGACCACGTGGCGCTGATATTCAAATTGCCGGACCAGCCCTTCCACGTTTGAAGGTGCTGATTCGGGTGGATCTGGAAAGGGATGTCCTCCGTCCCGGACGCCCCGCCCCTCGCGTTCGCATTCACATCCGCGCGCGGCGCAGCCCACTCAGGTATCTGGCCGAGATCGGCGCCCACCGAGATGGACTGGCCCGAAATTACGCCGGACAGGCTCACGATGCCGCCGTTCAGGCGCAGCGTCAGCGGCGTGTCCGTGTGCTGTGCGCCACCCGACAGGCCGATCCTGTAATTCTGCGACACAGGCACCGGCTCGTTGCCGAACTGCAAATAGTTACCGGCGAGTGTGGCGAACCTTGTGTCGCCCGTCGAGTTCAGGTGTATCTCGCCTTCGGTGAAATACTTGCTGTACCCCAAGCACCAAAACTCAGTGCCAACATACTCCGCACCGTAGTTGCCGCACACCTCCTGAAGGGTAGACAGACAGTTTGCCAAGCCGTTCTTCGACTTAAGCAAGGCGTGCAGGTTACTCCACGCCCACACGGCGGAGAATACGACGACGCGGGCGTTGGGGAAGGCCCGCCGGGCGTCCGTCAGGAGGCTCACGACTCCGTTGTAGACGTCCTTCCCAGCCATGGCGTCGTTGCCGCAATCCGCGATGATGACATACTTCACGTCGTTGTTGTTGAAGCTGCCGTCCGCGATCGCCCTATTCAGCTGCACGGAGAAATTGTTGACGCCATCCGTCATCCCCGTCCCGCCGACGGCGAAATTCTTCTCTGTAATCCCCATTGCCTTGCACATGAGCGTCGGCCATTTTCCCTGCACCACGTTCGACGTGCCGACGATGACCGCACACACGTCCGGGGTGGCGGCGTTCTTCAGCATATAGCGGGCATCCGACTGGGCCTTCGTGTAGCGGTCGTTCACCTTGGTGAACAGGTCGTCGTAGCACTTGGCAACCTGGCTGGCGGCATCCGCCTTCGCCCTGGACTCGGCCTCGCCGATCTTCTGGTCAATCTGTGCGACCACTTTGTGATCGGCGTCGACCGTCGTCTCCGCCTGTTTGATCCGGGTCTCCATGCTGTTGAACTTGGACGTGTCCTCCTGTGCGCGCACATCCAGCTTGCGCATGTCGCCGTTGTAGTCGCCCCTCCACGTGGGCTTGTCGGTGTCGATGAACTGGCTGAGGCCCAGTGCCTCCGTCTTGTTAGTGCTCGCCATAGTCTATTCTCCTTAGGGTCGCGGTGTCAGCGAGTGGCGTGGTCGGTCTTGTACTCAGGGTCCAGGTCCCACTGGCGTGCCGTCCAGTTGGCTTCGTCTAGCGTCTGCGCCGTCGCCCCGACGTCGTCGGCGCCCTTGGCGAACCTGGCTTGTGTGCGCACATTGTCGTAGAGGACCGCCAGCACCTCCGAGACGGTGCGGTCTGTGCGCCCCCACACTGGGTCGGCGACGATCATGTCTTTGGCGCCGCGCTGGGCCAGGCGCCGGTAGAGCTCGTCGATCGCCCGGGCGATCTTGTCGTCCGTCTCCTTGCGCAGCCTCGCCTCAAGGTCGATCAGGCGTGCATCGATATCGTTGGCGAGCGCCACGACCTTGTTGACCGTGTCGATGATCCGCTTGTAATTCTGGATCAGGTCTTCCAGCACCTCTTGATAGGAGTACGCTTCGCGCTCCGTAAAAGGCGTGATATTCGTCAGGGGGGTGTTCTGCAGGTCGAAGAACGGGACGTTGTTTATAGGCATGCGGCCTCCTTACCACTCATTGTTAAATCAGGTAACCCCAGCCCCACGTGGCGCTGAAGCCGGTGTACATGTCGCCCCCGACGTAGTTGTCGTTGGATGTCCAAAGCCCGAAGAACAGGTCGGACAGCTCGCCGAGCACCATGCGGTCGACGTTGATCAGGCTCGCCCTGTACTCCATGATCAGCGACGACGCCGACTGGGATCGGCCCGTCGAATGCGACGTGGCATGCGTCGTCTCGTCGCCCTTCGCACTGGACTTCGACGTGTTGTCCGTTTCAGAAGCGCCCTCCGTTCGGCCGCCCGACTTCGTGCCGGCCACCGCGTAGTCACCGTGCTGGTTGATCGCCGTGTCCGGGTAGCGCATATCCCGCGAGTCCGACTCGGCGGCGCCGGAGGTCCTGTTCTTCGTCGTCCCCGATCCCTCGTTGCTAGACGACGATGTATGCGTGCCGTCGGAGACCGACGAGACGTCCATGGTGGACAGCGGGTCGAACTTGATCCGCGCCGACTCATACAGTTGGTTGTAGTAGGGCATGACCAGTTCAAGCCGGTGCCGTAGCTGATGTGCGAACATGGCGACCGTCTCGTAGGCGGTCTCCCTGAACCAGTAGTGGTCTTTGATCAGTTTGTTCAAGTGTGGTCTGTAGGCTTCGTCGAAGATCGGGTACGCCTCCAAGCCGAGCTCGGCGTCACTATAGCGGGCGCACACGTCCCGTAGTTCTATCGTGAAGTCAGCCATCGAAGCCCTCCCCCAAGTCGTTGATGCCGCGCACCTGCTCCCGACTGTGCCGCCAATGCACGGACACGTTCAGGCCGTACCGCTCGTTGATGGCGTCCGCGGCTTCCTGACGGGCGCCGATCGCCACGCCGCGGAACGCCGCGGTCTGGCCCTGGATAGCCTCCACCTCGTCGTCGACAAGCCGTTCCTTCTTGTCCGGCGGAGCGCATTGGATGCCAAGCGTGAGCATCGCGTCGTCCCATATCTCCTTCTTGACGCGGATCGCATCCGATATCGCGTTCGGCGACTGCCTGTTGTCCATCGCCTGCACCGACTCGGCCAGGCCGCGACCCATGTCGTCTTTGACAGTGAAGATCACCGGTTGTCCTTCGGCCACCTGCCGGTAGAAGTTCTCCCCGGCCAGTCGTTGTTCCTGGCTGAGCGCTAGGATCATCGGGCTGCGCGAGTTGAGGGCGTTGACGCGCACCGTCTCGGCAGCCTCCGCCAGGGCGGCCGCATAGTAGTTGACAACCCACTGATCGTTGACCCGGTTTCTGTTCGTCCAAATCGGGACGCAGTCCTTCGACGATATCTCCCGGTTGATGTACCGGTTGCCGGTCACGCGGAATGTCTTCGGGTCCCCATAGACGTCCACATCGCCGGTGCCGGCAGCGTGCAGCGCGAAGAAGGCGTGCAGGCGTGGGTCTTCGAAGAAGACCGCGAGGCCGTGGCGGTGTAGCACACGCTCCAAGTAGCGCTCGTTGACCGTCTCGGGCAGGCCGTCCCATACGAACCGCGCTTCGGCCAGGCCCCAGAGCATGTTCTGGTAGAGCATGAACTCTCCGCCACGCATGGCCTTCGCTCTATTGGGGCGGAAGCGCCCGGCGTTCAGCTGGGACGGTTCGAAGCCGCCGATCAGGTCGCCGTTTGTCAAACCCTTCGTGCTCGGCATTACAGCTTCACCACTTCCTTCGGGCCGTTGTCGAATAAGTGCATCTCGGTTATATCCTTCGGCTCGTCCCACACGGTGACACCTTTCTCGAATATGCCGCGGATCGTCTCAGCGTGCATCTGCGGCACGGACGGGGCGTCGATCCGGCAGTCTGCCAACTTCCAGTAGGTGAAATGGCTCATGAGCGTCAGATTATAGGCGGCCATATCGATGGTACGGTTGCAGCGGTAGCCGAACCTCGCGAAATGCTCGGCGACTGCCTGGATAGCGCCCCGGTGGGGCGACTTCAAGCGCACATCCACCATCCACCCGGTGGTTGCGAGCATGAACGCGTCACCGCCGACTTGGCCGGAGATGGACGGCTGGACCATCTTCGTATCCTGTATCTTCGCTTTCAGGCCGGCCAGGGTATTCGAGTAGTCGCCCTTCGCCACCATATCCGCGTATTCTTTGTTGGTGTCCCTGTTGTATGCGGCTTGCGCATTCTGCAGGCCGGTGAGCTTGGCAGCCAGGTTGTTGGTGATCGCTGTGGACTGGGAGGCGGTGGAGTTAGCCAGGTCGGTCTGTGCGTCCCTCGCGTTGGCGTCAATGTTGTAGTTGGAGTTGGCCATGTGAACACCCATGCCGGTTCCAACCAGACCCTTGACGGCGCCACCGATGTCTCCGGACAGAAGGCTGCCGATGGCGCCCATGCCACCGGAGACGCCCTGTTGGATCATATTGTTTTGCGTGTGGCCCCATGCGGCGTCGTTGGTGATCGCCGTCGACTGGCTGCGGGCCGCGTTCGCCAACGCTGTCTGCGCGCCCCTGGCAGTGTTGGACGCCACCATGGACTGGCGGGCCGTGCCGATCGCGTACGAGGCCTGGTCGTAGGCGACCTGGTTGCCCTGCAGGGCTTTCTGTTGCGACCAGTCCGCAGACTGGTAGGCGAAGGCTATGCTGTGCGCCTGTGACGCCATCGCGTTCAGGCCCGAGTTGTTGGGGATGGAGAACATCGGGAAGTTCGTGAAGAACAGGGAGCCGTCCAGGAACGAATTCGATAGCGGGTTGCCGGTGGCGTTGTCCTCCGACAGGTAGTCGCGCAACCACACCACCACCCGGGGCCCGGGCGGAGAGAAGTGCTGCAGCCGGGACAGCGTGACTTTCCCGCCGTTCGGCAGATACTCGGGGCGGACCGCCATGGACTGGCCCTGATAGTTGGTGAGCTCGATGAACAGGTAGGGTGAGGTGGCGAGCTTCGTGTAGTTGCGCTGCCAGTCGGCGAGCCTCGCCTTGTCAAGTAGTTCCAGGGCGCCCCCGGAGAAGAACGTCTGGTCACGGCCCCACATGACGTCGCCTTCATGACCGGACTTGCGGGAACGAACGATCTTGATCGTGTTCGGGTCGACGCCCTGCCGGAACTTGTCATGGACGTTATCCGTGTTGTGTGAGCCGATGATCCTGTCGAACATGTCGTCGGGCGTCGGAAGCACCATAATCATCTGGATGCCTTGCGCCACCCACGGGAAGGGCGACATGGCGGTGGCGAAGAACTCGAACGTGCCGATGTCGCGGACTAGGATGATGTCGCAGCCGTTGGGGAGGCCTTCGAACGCGGAGCCTTTCGCTGTCTTCAAACTGGGGTTGGACTCCTCGCCGGGATTGGAGGAGAAGTCTGTGGATGCGACGAGCATGACGCAGCACTGTGCCAGCGTGGCGACCGTGTAGCGTTCGCTGTAGCGCACCATGTAGTCGGGGCCCAGATCAAGGCCTTCGGCTTCTCTGAGCACGTCGTGTTGGCGGCCCCGCCACGTGGCGGCCACCGGCAGGTGGCCTTGTACGACGAAGGCGTTGCGCAGACGGACGTTGCCGCAGTAGGTGGTCCACACGTCCAGCTGGACGGACAGCATGGTGGCGTCGGGGGCCACCCTGACGACGTCTTGGATAAAGTAGTAGAAGATCGTGGGCCGCTCCTTGTCGGGATGCAGCTTCGATATCTTCGGGTTGACTACTCTGATGTAGTTGTATTGGACGCATGTGGAGAACGGCTCGTCTAAGACGACCTGTGAACCGTAGTCTATCGTCTGCGCGTTACGCAGCGTGATGTGGTGTGCGTCGGGCCGGTCGATGTACTCGGAGCGGTGCGCGTAATCGCGCCACTGGACGATGTCCCGGTAGGTGGAATCCCACACCACTTTGGTGAGCGTGACTTCGGCCCCGGCCGACCATTCGCTGACACTTGGCATGCGCACACCTCTCCTTGCATATACCGGGAGGGGCGCCGGGAGAGAAAGGAAGAAACCGGCGCCCCTCAGGGGGCTCCTACTTGACAGTGACGACGTAGGGGCCGTAGGAGACGCCGTCGGCTCCTGTGACGGTGACGGTCACCTTGTAAGCGCCGTTTTCACCGTTGGCGGTTTCGACTGTGTAGTCGAGCATCCGCCCGTGCGGGAACGTGTTGTTCACCGCGTCCTTGATCAGCTCATCTTTCTTAGCCCGCGTGACAGTGTATTCCTTGGTTCCGGGTGTGAAGGATTTGCCGATCGCCCGTCCGAGAACGGTGAGCCCAGTAATGGACGACGTGCGGTCAGGCCAGGCGGGCACGTCGGCGCCGGACTTGACGGCGAAGGCGCCGTCATTTGACGCCGCGTCGCATTCGACGCGGACTTTGACCGGGCCCTTTTCGAGGCGTCCAACCGTAAGGGCGCCACCGGCGGTGACCGTCGTGTGGTTGTCAGTCGCGGAGATGATCGTCCACTTGAGGGCGGGGTTGCCGCCGCCGCCGGTGACGGACTCGGGCGTGAGGCGGTAGACGCCGCCCTTTTCGAGATCGCTGGGCTGCGTGCCGTCAGACGCGTAGCATTCGATGTTGCCGATCGCAGTGACGGGGTCGACGATGTCGATGACTTCGTCGTCGGCGCCGGTCCAAAACATTGCGGTGGGCGCGAAGCGAGAACAGGAGATGGTCTGATGATGGTGGTAGAACACGTTGTACGTGAGCGGATCGGTCGGCACGTCGATCGTGTTGGTCTGGATCAGGTGGTCGTAGACCTGGAAGAAGTTCTTGTCGACGACGGCGGCCTGGAAGCGCGGGTCGGGGACGAGCCGCTGAGGCAGCTCGATGACCCGGTACTGGACGTCGGCGCGATCGATGTTGAACGCCCACGCGAGGGCTTCCACATCAAGCGCAGCCCTGACGGCCGGCGTGGTGAGCAGCACCATGTCCTCCGGCGTGGAGTGGACGGGCATGCGCGCCGGGTTGTAGGCGGTGGACTTGAACGTCATCTCGCCGGCCACGGTGCGCAGCTTGCGCAGAAGCTCGGTGGCGTCTTCCTTGACAGAGCCGGAGCGTGCCACGTCGGGGACGTGCACATGGTAGAAGCCGCCGCGCACCTCGTACTTGTTGAGCAGGCTGACCATGAGGTTGAATTCGTCCCACTGGTCTGACTCGTAGGGCGCCTGGGTCTGGCGGTCGACGAGTTCGGCGACGTCGCCGCCGTTGAGGAATGCGGACTGGATAAGCGCCTTCTCCACAGAGACCTTGTAGCGGTCCATGCGGTTCTTGGTGTGGAAGGCGGTCTCCACGCGGAAGTCCTCGCGTCCGAAGATGAGCTTGGCGTCCACGTCGTCGTTGGGGTCGTAGGCCGCGGCTTTGAGAAGCCCAGTCTGGATTTCCTCCACGCCGTTGCCGAACTCGATCATGCCTTTCTTGAACTCGGCGAGCGGGTTGGTCCAGGCCCGCTGGGTGGCGAAAATCGGGACGAGCTGGTTGAGAAGCGATGTGCAGATAGGGTTCCACAGGTCGCGGTGCTGGGCGAGATAGTCCAGGGTGCGGTCGATCCCAGCTTGTGTAGGGGCCGGGATGCGCTTCTTGTACCCCATCGCCGCAGCGTTGATAGCGGACTGAAGCAACTGTTCGTTGGTGGTGCCGGGTCGAAGCGCCGGTGTCTTGAGTGCCATTGTTAGTCAGCAGGTCCTTTCGTCAGGCCAAGAGGTCTTCGATCTGCAAATCTTCAGGGTCGATGTCGTCGTCCAATACATCAACGTCGGAAGCTTCGTTCAGCGCTTCCTCGGTGACGATGGCCCGCAGTTCCTTGCATTCATCTAGCGCTTGCTGCGCGAGGGCCCTGACCTCGTCGATGAGTTCGGACAGGTCGGCCTGGACGGTCTCCTGTGCAGCTTCCACGGGTGTGGCCTCTTCAGGGGCCTCCGTCTCGGTGATCTCTTCTGTGGCCACGCGTTACTCCTTATGTGTAGATCCAAACGGCGGGGTGCCGCCTGCCTTGGTCGAAGGGGTGTCAAATCCATCCTCGGCCGGCAGGTATCAGCCTGTGACGCCCAGCCGTGGTCTCCGCTGTAGCACGACAGAACCCCACCTGAGACATAGTATATCACACGTCGGTTCGTGCTAAGCTAGATGACGCAAAAAAGGCCCCGCTTTCCAGTTGGACGGCGGGGCTCTCCTATCTTGTGCGCGCTAACAAGGGGCAAGAGCGAGACGCCGCGCTCGAACAGCGTCCGCATCGTTCGACCTTGGACACATCCTCGCAGCTGCGACCCGCAACTCCGTCTCCGGGTCGTCACTATACACACGTGCGTCCGCTTCGGCAGACCCTCCCCCGGATGCACGATACGGCACGTCGCTTCTGCGCACAGCACCCCCGATGCGATACGGAACGTAGGCGGGGACAAGACTGTCAATACCCGGAATGTATGTCAGGGAAGGGAGATGGTCGCGACCCTCAAGGACGCACAATGCAATGCGATCCCACCGCCGCTCCTGAAGGAACGACGGTGCCCTGTACCCGGCGAAGTGTATGTTCGCATACTCCTCGACGGTTTCATTCTCTCCGCCCGTGGTCGTATACCGTTCTAGTATGGCGTATCGGCGCAAACCCAGATAGCGCACAGTCGCATTGCGTTCGCGCAGCGTCCACTGACCTAGGCAGTCGTCGCGGTCGCCGACGGGAACACCGTCCAACTGCACGTCGGACGGGTCGACGCCGACGAGGTGGACGGAGTCCGTGTCATAGTAGACGACGTTCTTTTCGTAGCGGCGTAACGCATCAGTCAGGATGGCACGGCCGTAGGCAACGACGAACACCTGGTGGAGGAAGAGCGAGCCTGGCTCATGATCCGTGTACCCGACCGTTTCGACGTCGAAGCCATAGCCGTCCCGATAGACAGCCCTTTCTTTGCGTTTACGGTAGCGCATTGCCAAAGAACCGAAGAACGAGTTCATCTTCTTCTTATAGAACTCTTTAACAACGCCCTCGCTGTTCTTCTTGTCCCGATACCAGGCGTCCACGCATTCCTTGTAGAGGCCGGAGACGGAGTCGAAGATGATGGCAACATGCACGTCGGCGTCTTCGACGTTAACGGCATCGCCGTATGTGTAGTACAGCGTCTCACTGTACGTGTGGTGGTAGTCGACACTGGTCACCCACTGGGACGTACCGTCCGGCAGTTTGACGTTGGCGATCCACAGACCGTCGTCGGGCAAGTCGCTTAACGCGTCGACCGTGTAGTCGTGGACGCCAGACCCGGTAGGCAGGGGCATGCATGAAGCGATGGCGGGGTAGAGAGAGGAGACGTCCCAGATGTCGACGCCTTCCACGTCGCCCGCGTCGCGGAGGACGCCGCACAGACCGCCGGTGCCGTCTAGTTGCCCATCGAAGTCGGTGCCGAACAGGTTCGGATGTTCACCCATCTCGTCTTTGACGTAGTCAGCGAACTCGGCTTGGGCGATCGCCATGGGGGCAAAAGCGTCTACGACGTCAAGACGGGTGCCGTGGAGGATGCCGCACACCCACTTGGTTTCGTCGTCTAGACCGGCGGGTGGCACCAGCGGGGCGGCGGAGACGTAGTCGCGGAGCGAACGGACAGTCGTCTTATAACGGGCGCCTTTCACATAAAGGCGGGCGGGGTATTTGAAGGACGTGAAGCCGGGCTTCGTCAAAGCTAGCTCGGCTTCACCATCGTCGAGGAGGCCTTCTAGGTGGCAGATGGCGGCTACCCGGTAGACGACGGGCTGACCTTCCCACACCCACACCCGCTTGTAGCGGGCGAGAGCGGGCAGGAGCGTGTCGACGCCCGTGTCAGCGTCTACGACGCCGGTACAGGATCGGATGAACCATTCATCCGTCTCTAGGTCGTAGGCGAGGGCTGCGACGTCACTTGCCGCTATTTGCATCCGCTTTAGCGTAGGCGTGTATGATAGTCCGAACGGGTTCTGACGCCCTCCCATACTTCTGCGACCCTCCTTCCAGTGTCAACTGCGAGAAGTCATGTTTCTTCTCATACTCGTAGGCGTCTCTAATGCGCTCCACGATGTTGGAGTGTTTGGCGAGGGAGACGAGCGCTTTCTTGCTGAGGCCCTGCAGATCGCGGACGAGGCGAGGGTCCAGTACGGAACTGTCGCCTATCATCTTCGACAGCATACCCATATGCTTCTTGTACTGGGTATCCAGATAGCCGTTGGCCATGCGCTTCTTGGCCTCCGCCTTTTCGGCGAAGGTGGAGACTTTTCCAAAGCGAAGGGCTTCGCGTTGCATGCGTGAGAGTTTCTTCAAGTCGCTGCGCGAATGGACGATATCACCGTATACTTTCTGTGCATTACGGTAGATGCGCTCTTCGAAGCCTTTCCGGGTACGGGCGTTGTAATCGGAGACGCTTTCGCCGGTATCTAGATGTTCGAAGTTGCCGAAGGCTTTGTCCACGCCGGCCTGCAAGCGGTCTAGTCGGCGCTGTTGCCGAAGGAAATCATCCAGCCGGTAGGAACTGATGACCTCCTTCTTGGCTGTCAGGTAATATTGGTTGCCGCGGAGGTTGAAGCGCTTGAGACGGTCGATGTAGGAGACGAGTTGCTTGTCGCTCATAGTGCGCAACTGGGTGTTGGTGCCGACCCGGGGGTCGAACTCGCTGCCGGCGAGTTCGACTCCCCTCTTGCGGTGCGTGCGCATCTTGCCCATGGCCGTCTTACGCGCCTTGGCGGCTTCGGAGAGGAGATCATGTCGTTTCACGGGAAACCTCTACGGGTCTATTCAAAAGGGGCTGATCGAAGGCGATGGTCGTGTGCCCATAGCGTCGAAACGGTTGCCAGGAAGGGTCCAGTCTGTTGTGCGCGCTGTTGAAGGTGCTGTGAACGCGCCATTCGGCGTCGTCGAGGCTGGCCCACGCACTAGCCTGCTCTGTCCGAAGGAGGCCGCACACCACCCATGACCCGTAGCGTAGACGGGTCGTGTGGAGCGCTTCGACGTCGACATCTGCAGCCGGGTCGGGCACAGAGGCGCGACCGTGGATGTCTTTTATGAAGACGACGTAGGGGGAGTGGGTGAATTCGACGTCCAGCGGGATGAGGCTCAGGTTTTCATTAGAGCCGAGCGCCTTGCATGCGGCCTCCGGCAGCCTGTAGAAAACGCCGGGTTCGATCCGCTTAATGTGGACGTCGCTCACAAACGTCCTGAGTGGCCGCGTGTAGGGGACGAGGCTGGGGGGCGCAGCCGGCGCCCATCTGGGGGAGGGACAGTCGCGGGTGTAGCAGGCGTACAGGAATGACGTCGTCTCGCCCTCCTCCCTTGTGATGAGGATGCTGCGTAGGTCTGTTTCGAGCCTGATCATTTTCTAGCGGCCTTCTTAGCAGAGAGTGCGCGACGGACGGGACTGACGAAGTCGGTTCTGTCGGTGCCGAATGCGTTCCTGACAACCCGAGTGGGTGCAATGTCGTATTC